ACATTACTGGGGCAAATCAAAATACATTCTCTAATCTAGCAAGTATTTAAATATTATAATTTTCTGTATAATATATAATATGGCAGGGTCATCGACCAAAGAAGAACATTGGTCACTATATTTACTGGACACATATATAATATATAATGTACTATATCTGGTGATGGTGGTGGTGGTGTCTGGGAGTAGCCCAGACAGGTGGAACTACTGGGCGTATAAATTTTTGCCGTTCAAGACGGATTTTAATCAATTTACGGAACATAAAAAATGGTGGGAAGGCGAACAGGCAAAAATTATCACCAACGCAAACCAGTCAGGTGGTGGAAAGTCTAAATATAGTTTAAAAATATGGATAATTGTGCTAATATGGAGTGTATTTTTATTTATAATGGCAGTTTTATTTCCATCTAGAACGAAAGAGCAATTTTCAAATGTCACTATGCCAACAATGTTTAAGGATAGTATTTTAGATACAGGAAAATCGGAATCTGATAAATTAGGTTTTTTGTTTAGACACGTATGGTCTGAGTCAAGCAAAGACAAATACACAGTTCAACCAAACGACATTGAAGACATAAAATTTATTAGAAAAACAGATGCACTCTTTCGGGAGAGCAATAGTATTCTCGATGATGAAATTATCATAAGAAAAGAGAACTTTAAAGTAAGGGAGGGTTTTACTGAATTTAAAACCGTATGTGGAAGTACAAACGATGCAACAAAACAATTAGATATACTCGACCAGTATCGCTGTAAAGATGGACTCAATATGAAAGGTGAAAAATGTCACAATAATTCAAAATCACCATGCTGTCAAAGATATTGTCCAAGTGATTCGGGATATGGTACATATCATCCAGGTAATAACCAAGGTGGCTCGCCAATACATCTCAATCGTCCCCCATTAAATCAAACATCCCCGAATTGGCAATGCAATACTGTATCAGAATGGGATGCAGCAACTAATAAATGTATGCATATTGGAGCTGAAATACCAACTGACATAGTTTATATGCCAGTAATGTCAAATGACAGTGCACAAACCGGGTCTGTCATACAAACACATACACCACAAGTGTCAAATGGTGGCAATTTAACTGGGACAACACAAATATAAAGTTCGTTTATTATAAGATATTTTCATGTAATTATTTTTATAAATGAAAATCGCAAGTTTTGACGTAGGTATCAAAAATTTAGCCATATGTATTTTTGACATAAGTAATAATGGATTTCATATTGATGCCTGGAATGTAATTAATTTGGCAAATGAAGACACATGTAGCCAATGTAACGAAAATGCAAAATTTTCAAAAAATAGCGTACATTTTTGTCACAAACATGCAAAGAAAAGCGATTATAAGATTCCACCAGTGAATCTGGTAACAATTGACAAAAAAACTAAAAAAGACTTATTGGTAATATGTAATGATAATCAGATTACACTTCCAGCTAGCGCCCCCCTCAAAAGCGAATTACTCACTATAATTAAATCAAATTATAAAACAAATTTTTTAACACAAATAGAGAGAATAAATGCAAATTCTATTAATTTAGTGGATATCGGCACTTCTTTGAAACAGAACTTAGATGGTTTGAATTATTATGTTAATAAGGTTATTATTGAAAACCAAATAGGACCACTCGCCAATCGTATGAAATGCATCCAAGCAATGATAACTCAATATTTTATTGATAATAATATTGTGGATATTGAATATATATCAGCTTCAAATAAGCTGGCTGCATTTATGTCTGGACCAAGTGAATATAAAGACCGCAAAAAACATTCAATTATGATTACTCGTTCTTTAATTAAGGAGAAAAAATGGTTAGATTTCTTTAACCAACATAAAAAAAAAGATGATTTAGGAGATTGTTTTTTACAAGGTGTTTGGTATTTGAGGAAAAACAATTTAATTGTTAATTGCGGAGATACTTAAAATTAAAAGTTCTGTATAATCATAATGAGTGTTCCTCAAATAATAGATCTGGATTCTATTGGTGGGGTGGGTAGTAATCAGTCGGTTAATTTTGGCGGAGGTATTGAACTGTTAATGAACGATAAAGTGAAATCATCTGCAAATTCTCGTTCTGCGAGTGAAAAGGGGGATGGCATTAATTTAGATGATTTAGATAGTTTAGAAAAAGAACTCAATGATTTAACGGGTATACAGACTACCACAGATGATTCATCTACACCCGTTATTACATCATTGCCTGGTGTGTTACATAATATTGATAATGTCAAACCTACTAATAGTGAATCCATATTAGGAAAATCTACCGCAAATGTAAACAATAAAGATAATGCTACATGGGATGGATTTAGTAAGTTTAATAATGTTCCTATCAACCCAGACGTTCCGAGACAAGAACCAACTCGCAGCAAAGAAGAAATTTTAAAAGATAAATTTGAATGTCTTCGAAAATTGCAGGCTCTTGAGAAAAAAGGAATCGAGTTGTCAAAACATTACACTATGGAATCGTCTATTAATGAGATGCAAGGAGAATATGAATCTATTAAATCAGAGCATGAGAAAAAAAGTAGTACTAAATTCCAAGGAAAAATGCTTATGGCGGCCGTCACTGGATTAGAATTTTTAAATAGTAAATTTGACCCATTTGATGTTAAATTAGACGGTTGGGCAGAACAGATTGGAGAGAATGTTGAGGACTATGATGACATTTTTGCAGATTTGCACGATAAATATAAATCAAAGGCAAGTATGGCACCCGAACTTAAATTATTATTTCAATTAGGTGGTTCTGCTGTAATGATTCATATGACAAATTCAATGTTTAAGAATTCTATTCCCGGAATGGATGACATTATGCGACAAAATCCTGATTTAATGCAACAATTTACCAAGGCAGCAGTTTCACAAATGGAAGACGATAAACCTGGGTTCGGTGGGTTTATGAATATGATGAATGAACAACCAAATTCATCACCCGCTGCACGACCACCTTCTCCAATTGAAACTAAAAAATTAAACATCGGTAGAGATGAACCAAGTCGCCCTCAAAATGAAAACAAAAAAACCGGCAATTTTAATGATAATGAAAAATCTATGCGCCCTGATATGAAAGGGCCATCGGGTATCAATGATTTACTTTCTAATCTAAAGTCAACTAACAAAACACAAGCCAGTGGTATATCAATTGATGACACAAGTACAATAAGTATTCAAGACTTAAAAGATATGCAAAACGACATGAACTCTGGACCAACTCGAAGTAAACGCCGTGGAAAAAGTGATAAAAATACTATTAGTTTAGATATATAATCCTAGATATATAATCCTAGATATATAATCCATCTATATTAATATGGATATTATCGATGGATTCTTAGACAGTCATTATACATTTACATCAAATGACTTCACCGAAAATAATATTTCCGACAACTTTTTTAATAAACAAGTAAATGCTGTCGAAAAAGAAATTAAATTAAATCATTTAAATGTCATGTACTTTACATTTAAACTTTTCCAAAGAAATGCTTTCATTTCCGCTTGGAGAAAAATACAAAATAATATTAACACCGCAGACGAAACGTATATTTTGATAACATAAATATAATTGACTTAATATTTATGTCATATATAAACTAGTAAATGCGCGATTATATTCTTGTTGACGGCAGTTACTTTTGCTTCTTTCGGTATCATGCTCTATTAACCTGGTGGAAAAACGCACACAAAGACGAACCATTGGGTGATTCGCCCATAGAAAATGCGATATTTCTTGAAAAATTTAAGAAAATATTTAAACAAAAACTACTGGAGATAGTCAAAAAATTTGCTACTAAAAATGCGACCGTAATTATTGGAAAAGATTGTCCTCGCAAAGAAATTTGGCGCAATGATATTTACGAACAATATAAGGCTACGCGCGATTCAGAAGATGTATTTTTAGGAGGACCGTTCTTTAAATTGGCATATGATGAATTGTTTACAGATTATCAAATTATATCCCACCCGAGACTTGAAGCAGACGATTGTATTGCCTTGTATACCAAACATCTTATTGATACGCTTCCAGATGTTAATGTAACTATTATCACAAGTGATATGGATTATTTACAACTTCATAGAGAGAATGTGCAGATTTATGATTTGAAATGGAAGTCTCTTATGACAAGTAAGTGTGCTTTCCCAACCGCAGTGCAGAATCTGTTTTGTAAAATTGTAATGGGAGACAAAAGTGATAATATCACAAGTGTATTTAAAAAATGCGGCATTAAAACTGCCGCCAAAATGTATGAAAATCAAGATGAATTCATACATCGTTTGAACACACATGAGAATGCGAATGCACTATATCAACGCAATAAGACACTTGTCGATTTTAATGAAATACCGATTGTTTATGTGAATGAATTCAAAAAAACACATTTACAAAATTGAAAATATTTAAGTATAATATGCATATACAACATATGTCATACCACACCAAGTTGTTTTCTAGTAGATATATACTCGGTAGATACCTCGGTGTCGGTGCCACGTCAAATGTATTTGAATGTTATAAACGAGACACGAAAGAAAAATACGCAGTGAAAAAAACGACGACTCGTAATCTTAATCGGTTTAATATTTCTAAAAAAGAAGAACATTATTTAAAATTGGTAAGCACACACCCTAATATTTGTTCATTGCGAGATTTATTTTACGAGCATACTGAGGCAAAGGAGTATATAAAACATATTGTTACTGAATGTGGTGATGACACTTTGTCTAATATTGCATCAAATGTTAATATGACAGAAACTACTCTTAAACCCATTGTCATACAAATGCTTCTCTCTATAATGCAATGTCATAACAATAGTATTTGCCATCGTGATATAAAGTTAGAAAACTTTATCTATACTAATAATTATAATCTTTCACCTGAATCGCCAATGTTTCTTAGTACAATTAATATTAAATTAATTGATTTTGGATTGGCTACACAATTTCATAAAGATTATAACTTGAGAGGTAGAGTTGGCACTATATTTTATGTTGCCCCCGAAATTTTAACATTACAAAGCTATACTCCGAAAATTGATTCATGGAGTCTTGGCGTTTCTATTTATAAACTTATTATTAAAAACCCAGTTATTAAACATACTAAAATTGAATCATTTATACCTACATATGATAATAAACAATGGAACAATTATAGCAGTAATTGTCATGATTTTATAAAACGACTCCTCACAGAAGACCCAACCAAGAGAATGTCTATCAATGAAGCATTGAATCACAATTGGGTTAATGTTTCTTAGTCTTCCGCTTATAAACCCTTTTATGAGTGATTTTGTTTCTTTTCTTTATAGATTTTTTCATTTTACGACTCGACTTTCTATATCGTTTGCACGGTTTTCTCTGTGTATATTTACCCCCCGACAAATTTTTTTTATCTTTATCATCTTTTTTATCTTTGTCATCTTTTTTATCTTTTTTATCTTTATCATCTTTTTTATCTTTGTCATCTTTTTTATCTTTTTTATCTTTGTTGTCATCTTTTTTATCTTTGTCATCTTTGTCATCTTTGTCATCTTTTTTATTTTTATCTTTGTCATCTTTTTTATTTTTATCTTTTTTATTTTTTTTCGCATAAGCTATTTTTTTCCGCATATCAGATTCAATATTTTGCATGTCTGATGTTGTTATCGTTACTCCACTCGAAAGATCACCTAATATTTTGCTATAAATTTTTATTTTTCTAGAATTTTTATCACAATTTTCTTTTTTAATTTCAGATTTAGACATATTACTTAGAT